GACGTCAATCGAGCCTGTGTCGGTGAGCGCCACGTCTCCACCGATCTCGAAGCTCACGTCGTAGTCGACCAGCGTCATCGGCGGCCACGTGGCGGTCACGGATGCGTCGAAGCGCACCTCAATGTCACCACGCGTCGCGAGTTCCGTTTGGTCGGCGACGGTGACCGTTGCGACAGCAAGCGGAGCACCGTCGCTCGTGTCGCTGCGCAGGCGCGCATGCGACGTCACGGTGTAGCCCGTGAGGTCGAGCGGCGCGTCCGCGTCGTCGTCGACGTGGATGCCGATCGTGATGGTCTCGCCAGCCTTTTTGCGGATGAGCGGAAGCATCAGCGCCAACCTCGCTTCTCCGCGTACGCCTTCAGCACGCCACGTTCGCTCGCGCTGAGTTGTGGGTCGCTCCACACCGCGAGCCCGTCGACGCCCGCGCCCATGCGCTCGGTCGCGACACGCATCTGCTCGACCTCGCCAACCTTGTCGGTCGTGTCGACGTCATACGCGGGGATACTCGGCACGACGGGGCACGCGCCGAAAAGAGCGCGCGTCTCGCGCATCGCGCGGGCCGCGTCGTCTGCACGGAGCGCGGACTTGTACGTCTGCGGCGAGTACCACCCGCCGCACGCGATGAGCGCGGACGCAAGCGGCCGCCATGGCATCCGGTGCCAGGACGGGACACCGTAGGACGTGACGCCCACGCGGCCGCCCGCGCCGAGTTCGCCGCACAGGTCGGCCATGCGCTTGACGGTCTCGGTGACGTACTCGGCTGGCGGATGTGACCCGCCCGCTTTCTCGCTGTCGTAGATGGGTGCGACGACGGGCGAGCCCGCTGCGTACTTGCTGAGCGTCGCGACGACTTGCGCAGGCGTGCGGCGCGTGTGGTCGGGGAAGCTCCACAGGTAGGGCGCGATGCCTTGCTCGGCACACGCGTCGACCATGCGGCGGACGGCCGACTCCTTTGCAATAGCCGCGTCGACCGGCTCGACCATCACGAACGCGTTGCGGATGCCGCTCGCGCGGAAGGTGGCAGCGCGCGCGGCGCATTCACGGTCCGTGAGCGCGTCCACGCGCCGCACGTAGACGGAGACGCCGCGCGGGAAGAGCGCGGGTTGCGGGGCGCATCCCGACATCAGCGCTGCTCTTCTGGCGGAAGCGTGTCCGCCTTCGTGAAGCCGACGCTGAGCGCGGCCGCGAGCTCGCTCATGTGCTGGCGCTCCTCGCGCGTGAGCACGTCGAGCCCGGCGACATGCTGCAGGGTGATCGCATGGCTCACGCTGATTCGCGGATGCGCCGCGATGAGCGCTTCGATCTCGCCCTGCACTTTGCCCGCAGGTGGCAGGCTTGCACGCGCATGCGCAAGGCGCTCTCGGACTGACTCGGCCGCCTGGGGCGTGAGCACCGCCAGAAGGCCCGTCGTGCCAGCGCCGACCAGCGCCGTCAGGAGGTTGAGTTCAGCTTCGCTCATTGGAGCCTCGCGACCAGCTCGAGCGCGGCAGGGGGAAGCGGCGGGAGGGAGACGCCGACCACGGCGAAGGCGGCCCGGTATTCGTTCCACCGCAACGTGAGCGAGGAGAGCAGCGAGGTGAGCGCGGGAAGAACGCTGCTCTCATCCGCACTCGCCGCGACGTCGACCGCGTCCATGTAGACGCGCGTGGTGGCAAGCGCGGACTCGTAGGCAGCACCCGCCGTGCGGCAGTCGCGGTGCGCACGTTCAAGGCACGCGTCGTCCGCATGGCAGGCGTCGAGCACGGCCGCGCATCCAGCAGTCACGACCGGGGCGATGGTTTGCATCGTGACCGAAGCGACTACGGCAACCGTCGCGTGGCTCTGCAGTGCGGACGGTGAGCACGCGAGCAAGAGCATGGGCAGCATCGCAAGGGCCACGCGAGGCGAGAGCGTGACGCGCTGTGGAGCTCGCGGAAGCGGCTTGGTGGCTGGCTCCTCGGCAAGCACTTCGCCGCCCTCGCCAGGGTCGTCGTCGTCACCATTTTCCTGACGCCGGGAAGATGGCCCAGGGGGCAACTCGATGCGCTTCGGCGCTGCGGGAGGTGGCACCGCGAACGCTTGTCGTGCGATGGCTGCGCCCACCGTCGCGAGCGTGGAGAAAATCGCGAGGACCGTGATGCGCTCATCGGGTCCGGCAAGCGCGAAGATGCCGACGACGCCAGCGATCGCGACGCACATGAAGACGACCGAGGGCCAAGAGTGGACGTAGCGAAGAGGGTTGTTCATGTGGCTTTCTCCAGCGCATAGGGCTGTGTGATGTCGACCACCCGAAACGCGGGCGGCGTTGGCTTTGGCGGGCGCCCTTGGCGCTGCTCGTGCGCGTTGACGTCCGCGTGGAATGCGGCGAACTGGTCGCGCATCGCGTGGTTCTGCTCGGCCAGCTTCATGCGTCGCTCTTCGGCATGCGCGCGCCCGAGCTCGGACTCGCGGAGCGCTTGCTCAAGGGCTTCGATTCGGTCGCGTAGGACGCCCATTTCTGCGCGGTCCTCCTTGCGCTCGCGGCGCATCTCTTCGCGGTCGCTGACCGTGATCTTCGCTTCGGCTTCCCGCGCCACCGCTTCAGCAGTCCGCATCGCTGCTGCCGCTTGAACCTCGGCCGCTCGCGCAGCGGTCATTGCGGCCTCTGCTTCAACACGTCGCGAGTTCGCTGCGCTGCGTTCAAGCAGGCCTTGCTTGAACTCCCGCACGATCGAAGGGGTCATCGCCAAGAGCGCGACGATCGTTGCGACAATCGCTGCGACAATCTGCGGAGGAAGTGATGTCATCACAGTGCCCACTCACGACGAGCCCACTTTGCGAGCCCCAACATCTCAGCGCTGGTCAACGCGCGATTCCACACCGAGAAAGCGGCAATGCGACCGTCAAACCCGTTCGCGAGATCGCCGCGATTCCCGATTAGGATGTCGTTGGTCCCTGAAGAGTAGGTAGTGCTCGTGAGATCCGCGATCATCGACCCGCGCGACCAGAGCGAAACCGCTGCAGCGTTGCCTGCACGCGAGAAGCCGTCCAGCCGCCAGTTTTTTGCGGTAAACGTGCCGGTCGCATCCCCGGCGAGATACGGAGATTCCCCCCCGTTTTGGCCAAAATCGAACGGCTGCGGTGTACTTCCGGCGCACTTGGCAAGCACTGAAGAGGTAGCGGCAGGAAGGGCGAGATGTACGGAGATCCCGCTCCACGCCACGCCCGTCATTCCTGCGTCATGGATAACACGCAGGCGATCCGCGCGGGCCGCCTTGACAAAGAACCAGGCATCTGATCCAGGCCCCCCGCCCGAAATAAAGGCCGGGGCACTCCCCGCGCCGTCGACCGTCGCGAATCGCCCCGTTCCGAAAAGATCGGCGATCCCGTTCGTCGTGATGCGGCCCGACGCAAGAAGGTTCGCGCCGCTCGCGCGACCGTAGAAAATGCCGTTCGTCGGAATGTCGAGTGGAGAGCACCAATCGACGCTCATCGCCTCATCCACTTGCATCGCGAAAGTCGTCGCGGACAAAGCGCGCCCGACGATCTGCGAGAGCGCTCCAAGGCCCGATGGCGCTGTGGTCGTGACCGCGCCGATTGCCGATGTTGACAGATAGACGGGAAGGCCTGCCGTCAGCCCTGACGCAGGAGCGATGCCGGAAACGACCACGCGAGCGAGCACGGTGCCGCCTGCGTCACCCGTGCCGCCCGTGAGACACTGTCCGATGTATCCCGCGACCACACTTCCAGCGCGCGCGTCGGACCGCTCCACACGGCCTGCAACAAGGGCGACCGCGTCGCCCGCAGAGAGAGTTGCGCCGCTTGTGATCGCGATGTCCTGGACCACCTGCGAGCCGTATGACGAATGCACGTGATCTGCGCGGGAATACAACGGAGACGTGCCCGCGCTTGCTGTGCCAGACGCCGAAGGAACCGCATCCGATGGCTGCGCGAAAACGCGCCAAACCGCAGCGCCCGTGGCGTTGCCGAGACACACCCAAAGCGTCTGAGCGGGTGGCCCTTCGTAGGGCCCTGGGTAGCCCTCGATCTGTGTCCACGTGCTCCCCACGACGTAGCCGTTGGCACCGTCCGCCGAAACGCCTGGTGCACTTGCAGACTCGTTGATGCGCACGCTCGTGAACGTGCCGTCGGCGTTGCGTCGCAAAGCGCGCATCCCAGAGCCCGCAGCAAAGCCGGTCTTGACCGCCTGCAGCGAACCCGTGGTCGACCCGTCGGCGAGTCCGACCTGCTCGCACACGGCAGCGATGGCGGTCTTCTGCGCCTCGCGCTCGGCCGCTGTCTCGTAGTAGTCGAGATCGACGCTCACGCCGACCATGTCGGGGCGCGTCGCTTTGACGCGTCCCATGCTTCCATCCGACTTCGTCGGCAGGTTGAGAAGTCCGGTCATGGGCGTGGTCCTGGGTCAGTGAAGGCCACGGATGCGCCCCATACGCGGTCGCCTGTTGCGTTTTCGGCGCTTGGTCCTTCGATGTAGATTGAATAGGTCGCGTTTCCCTGCACGGTGTGAGTCAGGCCGGATTCGCCCATTACAGCTCGCCCAGTGCCGCTTCCCGCGCGCTGCATTGAGCCCAGCCCGCTGAGTCCAATCGCCGCCCCTGCGGGGAAGGTCAAGAACCCTCCAATGCCACCAAGCCGGGCCCCCCACTGGTCGCTCGCGGACGCGTTATCTGCGCCCTTCTCGACGAACACGGTAAATCCGGTGATCACCGCTCCCTCTGGCAGGTTTAGCGGGATCCACATCCGCGCGCGGGCGCTCCCAGCGACGGGGACCGCGTAGAGCGCTGCGACTCCAGTCCCGAGGTCGAGCATCTTCCATTCGGGCGAACCGTCCGACTCTTTGAACCCAAGGCTTGCCCCGGCAACACCAAAGAACTTCGCTCGGTTCTTCGTCGACGGGTAGACAAACTCGCCTGCTCCAAAGTCGAAGAACGACGCAACCTTCGCCGTGCGATCGGTGAGCTGCTCGAGCGGCGTCGCGATGCTCGCGCGTGTTGGAGCGTCGGCTCCGGCGGGGAGGTCGATGTTCGCGTGATAGGTGGCAGCGCCGGGTGTCGGAATAGGCATCAGCTCTCCTCATGTGTGAGGGTGATCGGCATCTGGTCGTCCCATGTGTCCCAGGTCAGCGCGGCCAAGGCGGCGTCGCGCAGGTCCCATGTGGCCCACGTGAGCGTGGGGTCTGGGTATTCCCACAAGCGCCCAAGGTCCCAGAGCAGCACGACGTGCACGCGCCAGATGTGCGCCGCGCTCCACTCGACGGGGACAGCACGAAAGGACGCGTCGTCTACGGCACTCACGGGGCGCGGGTCAGCGTCCAGGTGCAGCATCACCCAGACCTGCGGCCACAGCGCGGAGCCGTCCGCTATCCACGCAAAAGGCTCACGCGTGACGACGTCGCCGATCGACTCGTGCAGTACCCCGCCGTGGCTCAGCACTGCATGCGTGCCGTCGATGCTGCCGCGCCAGTACGCACGGAGCTGCTCGAGCAGCGCATAGGCGCCACCTCGTCCACGATGAGCGTCGAGCCACAGCCGAAGTCGGGGCGCGTACGTGGCCGAAGTCTCGGTGGGACCGCGACGGATGCGGCGCTCACGACCAAGCAGAGAGAGCGCGTCAGACGTCCACACGGGGAAGCGAGCGCGGACGCCTGCAACCATCGCGTCGGCAATCGTGTCGAGCGGCGACGCCAGCGCGCCGAGAATGCGCCGAGCTCCCGCGCGCCGAAGCCACGGCGGGCCAATGCGCGCAACGAGCGTGGCGAAGACCGGCGAAGACGTCGGCGTTTCGCTCTCGGGGTAGGGGAAGCTATGCGGAAAGGTCGTCATGCGCCCACATGCACGGCGGTTGCGGTCACAGCGCCAAGTGCGGGCGCCTCGTCGATAGCGATCGCCACATCAGCAGCGGGGACTGTGATGACCACGCGCGTTGTGTCGCTGCGGGCCCCTCCGATGACTGCGGCAAGCGCAGAGACGCGCACGAAGCCTCCATCGCCCCCGATCGGCACCTGCGAGAGGTACGCGGCAAGGTCGATGGGCGGAAGCTCCTCGAGGTCGACGACGCGCGGCCCGTCTGCTCCGCGTACCCACCACTCGTATGTGACCGGGATCGTCACGATCGACGCGGACTGCACCACCGCTGTCACCGCGAGCGGCTCAGCCTGCGTCCAGATGTCAGCGGCAACGGCGCCAAGGTCGGTGAGCGGGTCGAACGCGTCGCCGGTCACGCCGCCCGACGCGGTCGCGAGGTAGACGTCTACGCCGCCCGACCCGTCCGAGAGGGCGCTGACGCGCGTGATGCCAATCGGCGTGCCGTCCGCACGCTTCGCGCTTCGTGCCACGTACTGATACGCGTCCTTTGCGCCGCGTGGCGAGAGCGAGCCCAGCTTCGCGGAGCATCGCGTGCGGAGGTCGATGTCCGTCTCTTCATCGGTGCCCACGAGAGCAAGCGCGTTTGAGCACGCCACGCCCGAGAGCGTTGTGACGAGCTCGTCAATCGTGAGCGCTGGGGCTGTGCTCGCGGACCCAAGCTCCACCGCCGCGAAGGGGATTTGCACGCCCGTGGCGAGCGCGCCGATCGTGAACGATGCGGTGTTGCGGAAGGTCTTGTTCGTCGCGCTCGAGCGCACGACGAGGTCGCCAATACCGCCCGTGTAGACGCCGCCGCCCGCGTTGTCGAAGGTGACCACGCCGCTTGCGAATGTGCCTGGCGAGCGCGTGGTGCCGTAGACGTAGTACGCCACGAGCGTGAGCCACTGCCCGGTGGCGGTCTCCAAGAAGCCGCCCTTCGCGAGGTTTGCTTGCAACCGCGAGAACGCCGCTAGGACGAGCGCTAGGACCGCGATGATGGTGCGGACCGTCGCGCCTGGCTTCCATGCCGTCGTGCGCACGCCAGAGGCCGCAAGGCCCGCATAGATGGATGCCTTTGCCTCGTCTGCGGTCATCGGCGTAGTGAGCTCTGCGAGAGTCGTCATACGCCCATTTCCTTGATGAGTACTCCCGCATCAGTGAGCGCAAGAGTGAGCGAGAAGGGACCGCCCAGCGCCAGGTCTCGGGGAACCACGGTCACGGCAATCGCAAGCGCGTCGAGCGTGGGCGAGGGCGTGATCACGACGCTGGCCGTGTCGATGCGGTCGTCTTTGCGCAGCTCGCTCTCGGCGCTCGTCTGTCGGTCGCGAATCTCGCTGACGGTCGCCGGCCTATGGAGAGCTTCGCGGAGGTCGATGCCGTAGTTCAGGTCGTCAGGATTCGTGCCGCGCGGACAATCGAAAGCGCGTGCGATGGACTCGCCGAGGATTCGCCTCGGGTCGTCGATGTCGACCATGGCCTCGCTGAGGTCGCCAGCACACGAGATGTCGGCACCAAACCCAAGCGTGCCCGTCGGCGTAGCGACCACGCGCGGAAGCGCTGCGATCCCCTGCGCAATCGCGTCTGAGACGGTAGCGTTCATTCGACCTTCACTTTCGAACACGCGACCGACGCGACAGGCGTGCTCAGCGTCACAGCGGGAACGCCGGTGCTTCCGCTGATGGTCCCGCCCGAATGGATGTGCGTGTTGAACCCGGTGACAATCGCCTGGAGCCGGTCGAGCACCGCGTCGGCCTTCGCCGCAAAGCTGCTGGCCGCTGCGCCGCCTGCGTAGAGCATCGACGACACCGAGAGCGTGTGCTCTTCGGGGATGTGCCCGACGCCACCCTTGCCAGCGAAGGCGCGGACATGCGGCTGCGTGCGGTCACCCTCGATGAACTCCACGAGCACCTCGGCGCCCAGCGCAGGCTTCGCGTGAGAGCCTGCGACGCCTGGCCACACCGAGATGGGCAGCACGTCGGGCAATCCCGATTGAGCGCTCACCGCTTGGAGTTCCAAACGGTCTCCGCTGATGCGTGTGACACGGTAGCGCCACGAGCCCCAAAGACGGCTGCCCGTGACCGTTTGGACAGCCTTCCGAAAGAGCGTCGCCAGGGCATCGGCTGCGGGGGCGCATCGAGCGCGAAGACGAATCGCTGCGGGCTCTACGGTGATCTCAAGCTCTCGCACGACCTGCACGGCATCCAGGCGCGTCGCCAGCCTTGAGCCGACCGACACGGCCGCCACGTCGTCGACTGACACGACAGCGATGCTTGAGCGCGGGTCGTACTCAAGAACTTCGTAGACCGAGGGCTCGACGTCTGCTTCGGGACGGCTTGCGGCGACCTGAGTGACGCCTACTGCATCCACCCACCACACAGCGCCTTGCAGCGCATCCTCAAGCGCTCGTGACGCGGGTCCCGCGGTGCGCACGTAGTCAATGCCGAGCGCCACGTCGCCGACTTCAGCCGCGATGTTCACCGTCTCGCCCGACTCGCGCGCAGCGTCTTCGATCACGAGGCGCGCGCGAACTCCAGCGTCCGAGTGGTAGTGCTTGGCGCGTAGCGACTTGCCCCACGAGCCAGCGCCGCCGACGAGCAGCACCGAAGCGCGCTCCATGTGCGTCCCACCGCGTGCCTCGTCGACCGTGCCGCGCCACTCGCGCTCCCCGATGCGAAGCGTGACCAGGCCCGTGATCGCTGGGGCCAGTTCCATCGTCACGTCGGCCCACCACGCGCCCCGAGCAGGGATCGTGATCGTTGCGGACGAGACGGCTTGTCCGTCGAGAGTCACAAGCGAGGTCATGGGATGAGCCCTCCCGCTCGCGATTCCGCCGCGAAGTCATCGGATGCGCGCTTCAGTTCGTCCATCGCTTGGCCCTCTGCGTAGCTCTCGACGCGAGGCGCACTTGAGCCGATTGGAGCCACCGCGACGACCGGCCGACGGAACTCCTGGCACATGATTTCGATCGTCCACTCGCCCTCGGGAGACGTCTTCACGGGCGCCTTCACGTCCTTGATGACGCATGCCGCGATCTCCACCTCGGCAAGCTGCGGGTGCACGATGTCGAGAGCTCGAGCGCGCTCCCCAGCGGGCGGGCGAAGGACCGTCGGCTTGAACTCGGCCCACGCGCTCCAATCGTCGACGGTGTAGAGCCGAAGACGAAGCGTGAAGTCTGCGAGGCGCGTGCCGCGAAAGACGACTGTCGAGCCCGAAAGACCGTAGCCGCGGCGCTCGTCCCATGCGCGTGGCGAGCCTGCGCCCACAACATCGCAAAGGCCTGGCGTGCGCTTGCCCGCAATGAGCGCGTAGTCCGTCGGCTGCTCGATAGGATTCCACGTCACGCGGGGGCTCCCGTCTCGGTCGCAAGGCCGCGAAGAGCGAGCACGAGCTGTTCACGAATCGACTCAGCGATCGACGGGCCATCGCCGCCGTTCGTGTGCACGTGAATCTCACCGATGGTCACGCCGCCGCCGCTGCCACCTCGAGGCGCACGAGGAGCCACCATGTCGCCTGCGGCACCGTCAGCGGCGCCGGACTCGGACTCAATGCCAACAGCAAGACCTCGCGGGATCTCGCGCCCGAGACGCGCGAAGACCCGCGAGGGCGAGTGGATGTCTAGGGCGCTTCGCAATGCGCCTGTGGCCATGCCCGCAAGGCCCATCACGGCGCCCCGTGCGGTTGGGAGCGCGTTTCGGATACCTTGCGCGAAGCCGTCCACGAGGCGCTTGCCTGCGTCGCCCCAACTTGCGCGCGACGAATCGAGCCACGACGCAAAGCTCTGGAAGAGGCGCCACATCGTGTAGAGCGCGACGATGGGCGCTGCCATGAACGCGCCAATGGCAATCACCGCAACAGCAACAGGAATCAGCGCGACAGCAAGCAACGCCGCGGCCGACGCGCCGAGCAAGAATGCGCCGCGCAAGAGCATCACCTGATCGACCGTGACCGGGCCGAAGGTGCGCATGAAGCCGTTGCGGATGCGGAGCACTGCCGTTCCGAGGCGCAGCACGGACACCAGCGCGCCAATGAGGAAGTGACGCATTGCCGTGCCCGCGTCCTCGCTCCCGCGAAGCAGTGGATTGAAGAGCGTTTGAAAGATGAGCGCGAGGCTCCGGCCGAAAACGCTCTGTTGCGAAAACAGGCTCGTCACCGCGCGGAGCCCTCGCAGCGCTGGCTCGATGTCGAGGCCGTCGAACAGGTGCCCGAAGTTCTCGCGTAGGCGCTCCATCTGCACGTCAAAGTCGAGAGCTTGCCGCTGAGCGATGCCGCCGATGCGCTGGCGCACCGTGTCTGCGAGCTCGCGCACGCTCCCGCCTACCGAGCGCGTGTGACGCGCCATCGAGATGAAGCGCTGCGCGTACCGATCACCTTGCACGCTTGCTGTGGTGCCAACCGCCTCGAGGGCGGCGGACAACTCCGAACCTCGGAAGCCAGCACGGTAGAGTTGCTCGCCGTAGCCGGTCACCTCTTGTCGACCGAGCGAGCTGCCCGCCGACACGCGGTCGATCGCTTCGCCCAACTCGCGCGCGCTTCCCGCTGCGCCGACGTTGTAGCGACGAAGAGTCATGAGGCCTTCGAGACGCAACATCTCGTTGCGGCGCGCGTTGGCGCTTGCGAAGGCGTAGGAGGCAAGCTGCACCACAAGCGCCGCCGTCGCCGCGGCCACGGCAATCGTCGCCGTCACAATCGCCGCGAGGGCTCCCGCGAAAGCGAACATGGGCCCCGCGACCGCTGACGCGCGAAGAGCGGACACGCCAGACGCAGCGGTGCCCAAAGGCCCGCCAAGCGACCGTGCCCCCTCGAGCAACTTGTCGAGGCCACTCGCCGCGCCTTCGGTGCCCTTCTTCGTGGCGCCGAATGCACCGCCGAGCGAGAGCCACTTCTCTTGCATCGAAGAGACGCTCGCCTTCTGCGCGTCGATCTGATCCTTCAGCCGCTTCACCGACTCGATCGAAACGTTGCTCCCCGACTTAAGGCGAGCCATCGCCGCCTGCATCTCGCGGAGCTTCGCGGTGCCCGCTTCGAGACGCGTCTTGAGCTCTACGAGCGAGCGCGCAGCATCGAGCGCCGGACGAGAAGTCTCGTCCTTCAGCTCAACTGCAAATGTCGCTCGCTCTGCGCTCACTTTGTCTCCGTAAGGGCTTGCCGAATCATTCGAAGGTCGTTGAAGGCCTCCGCGAAAATCACTGCGCCAGCTAGGGCTTTGGCGTGCTCGTTGTCGTCGTCCGCTTCCTCGCGACCAAGCGCTGCGAGCAGGAGAGTCGCGGCGCACCCGAGGTCTCGGCGCGCCTCATCTCGCAGCGCCTTTACTTTCCCGTGAGCGCCTGAGCGCCCGCACCGGCCAAGAGCAGCGCTTCGTTCGCGATGATGGTCACCGCCGCGGGCTGCTCCTCGAGGAGCTTGTTGAACGCCGCGGGGCTCGGGTAGACGAGCGAGTACTTCGCGACCTTCTCCATCTCATCGAGGCTGACCTTCCCTGCGTCGAGGAAGGCTTTGACCACCAAGCGCGCAGGGCGCTTCACGATCACTGCGCCCTCGGCCGTGAGCACGACCGCAATCTTCTTTGCGCCGTGCTCCTTCTCGGCCGCCTCAACGGCCGCGACTTCCTCGGCGCTGAGCTTCTCTTTCATCTCGTCGCTGAGCATCACGCCGTCTCCTCTCGGAACAGCCTCTTGCCGTCCCAAACGATGCGCATGGCGTCGATCTCGACGTCGATTGATGTCGGATCGACCGAGGTCTCCTCGCTCGAGACCGCTTGCCCCACAAAGACGCAGTCTTGGATCTCGTCGGTGATGACGCCGATCTTGTCCTCGATCCACTGGACCTGGATTTGAAAGACGATGTCGCCGAAGGACACGCCGTCAGAACTCAGCGACGCAAGCTTCGCGCGGAGCTCGTCGATGCTGCTACGTGGCCCCGAAATCGTGACTGGGTCGACTTCGTATTTCCCGGCCGTGCGTGTGCGCGGCATACCGCTCGTGCCGTAGCCCTTGCCGCGTGTCCGCTTGTCCGCGTAGGCGATTTTGGAGAAGCCGTAGAACTGCTCGTCCGCGACCGTCACCTTGATCGATGCGTGCGAGTAGTCGGTGCCGTTGATGCGTTTTGCGTCGCTCATGTCGTCCTCACGCCGTTTGGACCTGCAGCGCCGGGTTCGTGAACCCGATCTCTGCGGTGATGGTCTCGGGGTACCCAAGCGGGATGACGCGCGCCTGCCCCGTGAGCGTGCGCGTCGTAAGGATGTTGTCGGTGCGGCTGAGCACGAAGCTCGCCGCGGAGGCCTTCGGCGTTGTGAGAAGCACCGCCGCAAGCACAGCTCGAGCGCCGGCTTCGATCTGCAACGCATCCTCTTCGCGGATGAAGCCAGTGATGCGGTCCACGCGCACAGGCTTGTGCAGTCGACGCTGCAGGTACTGCAGCAGCGCCTCGTTCGCGAGGTTCATCACGCGGCGGTGCGGCACGAGTCGGAAGTCCGAGCCGGTCGCCGAGAAGATGCGTGGAAGGTTGACGTAGGTGCCTTGCACGCCGTCCCAAGTGCGGAGCACGTAGAAGCGCGAGTCGTCGAGACCTGGGCTCACAACCTCGTCGTGCTCGTCGGGGTTGCCGTTCGAGTCCTTGATCGAGATGGAATCGATCGGGCCAAGGTCAATGGCAGCCGTGTCGATGTGCTCTGCGCTGCCTTGCTCGAGCGAAGCTGCGACGAAGGCGACAGGGCGCTTGTACTTGCGGCCGCTGATTGCGCTCGTGTGCTTCACAGCGCCTGCGCAGACAACGCCGCATGTCGACGCCTTCGATGCGAAGATCGCGTCGAGTGCGGCCTTGTAGGTCGCCTCCGACTCGCCGATGGTCGGCATGCGAGCGCTGCCAATCCACATGCGATGCTTACCTACGGTGCGCATCGCGCGCACTGCCGTGTCGATGGCGTCGAACGCGTTGGCGTCGATAGCGCCAGCGATTGCAGCAACGTCCCAAGAGATGACCGCGTTCTGAAGCGCGAGAAGCGCCGCGGTGATTTCCGCGTCGTTCCAGCGAGCCGCCGTGGTGCGGAACGAAATCGTGTCGCCTGCGAGGAAGGTTCCTGCCGCGAGGTTGACCACCAGCGTTCCGGCTTCGGTCAGTGTGATCGCGACATCGGTGCCAAGCGCCGTCACGGGGCCAAAGTTTCGGCCGCCGTCGTAGGAGACTTGATAGGTGATTCCTGCCGACCCGCGCGTGCCTCCAGTGATCACCTTGATCACAACTTCGTAGTCGTCGTTGGGCGCCGGAGACGCAGCGATCGTCGCGACGATGGTCCCCGTTCCAACCTGCGTAACCGCAGTGGCCGTGCCCGCAACGGTTGCGCCCGTCTTCACCACGACCGCTCGGCCCCTGCGGCGGATGTGGTGCGCGGCCATCTCAACCATCGGGCCCTTCCCGAAGGCTGCGACGAGGTCAGTGATACGCCCATAGGCTGCGGGCGCGTTGGCGGTTCCAGCGCTGGACGCGCCGACGACCACAAGCATCTTGTCGCCGCTCGAAGCGAGAGAGCCGAGGGCTCCATCGAGCTCGGTCAGGTTCACACTTGGTAGACTCATGGTTCCTCCGTCACGATCGCGTCGCTCGCATCAAGCAGCGAAAGCGTGGTTGCGCTGTTGGTCGTCGACGTGTCGACGTCTGCATCCGGCACCATCGATTCGATGGCGATCACAAGGCGCACCGCAGCACCCGCGCGGCGCTCGTTCTTGTCGTTGACCCATCGGAGCCCACGCATGCTCACGCGCGTGTGCGCGGACAGGTACAACGCGCGCAGCACGTCATCGAGCAACAGCCGGCAGGCGCGCCACTGCGCGCGCTCGTTCTCGGGCTGAGTCGTGTCGTAGCCCTCGACGTAGATCGTGCAGAGCTCGTCGAGCGTGTAGAGCGGCCGAGGGTTGCGTCCGGGTTTTGTGGGCGTGCCAATCTCGCCGACATCATCGTCGTCGCCAGGCACCCACACGATGCGACGGCCCGCGAGACGCTTCTGCGGCTCACGCCAGCCGAAGGGCTGCTCGATGCCTGGTCGCTCTTCGGCGAAGCGTGCGACGACATCTTCGTAAAGCAGCTCGAGCGCGAGAACGGTGCTCATCGCGCACCGCCCATCGTCGCGCGAAACTCGCCCGTCAAAGCGGTTTCAATCGCACGCGTGACGGGGTCAGGGATGGCCTTGGTCGGGATGACCTGGCGACGCACGCCGCCCTTCGCTCGGCCGAGGTGATGAAGCGCGAGGTGGCCTTCGATTGAAGTGACCACGACGGACCCCTGCGCAGACACGCGCACCTCACGTGCGGCGTTCTGCAGCGGCCTCTCGCCTGCCTGGGTCTTCTTCCACGGCACGCCATCTGGCGTGGTGCCAGCGGCAATCGTCCGCGCGAGCTCGTTCTGCGTAGCGCGCGCGATGGCTGGCGCCGCTCGTTCAGCGAGACCAGGCAACGAACGGATGCGCGCGATCTGCTCGTCGAGGGCTTGCTTGCCCGACGAGTTGAAGCCGCCTCCCGTGCTCGCGCCGCTACTCATACGAGCCCCCAGCGTTGCGGTCTTCTTCGCGAGCCGTCTCGCGCTGTACGTCGGTGTGCACGTAGGGCGAGGCCTCGGTGTACGCACGCGGCATTGCTGCGCGAACGCCCGTCGACGCGGTGTCGGCGCGAAGTGGAAGGTCGAAGAGACCCGTCTCGCTGTTCGCAGCTTCAACAAGTTCCTTTTCCGCGTTCTCTGCGTCGAGGGCGATGGCCTGCCACTGCAGGTCGTTCGGATCGATGCCGCGCTTGAGGTACGCCACGCGCGTTGCGATACGCACGCACCACGCACGCACCTTCGTGGGAACAGGCGCAGCGAACGGGCACGCGTAGCGTTTACGGAGACGCGCGTCGACGTCGCTCGAGATGAGTTCAAGCTGACCCGCAACGAAGCCCGGCACGCGACTGAACAAGTCGTCGACGTCGCCCGACGGCATAAGCGTCAGGTTGCGAAACTCGGTCTCTGTGAGGTAGCTCGACAAAGGCAGCGGCAGGGTTCGAACCTGCGTACGGGCCGCGGCTTTCGCCGTACCCTGCACTGCACTGGATGCGCGGAGCCCGAAGGCTCACGCGCTTGGAATCACGCCGCGCGACAGCGGAAGAGCTGGAACGGATGCCCGGGGGCGACCGCGTTACGGCCTTGAGCAATCCACTGCAGCTCGCGCGCTCGGGCAAGCTCTGCGTCCGTCTCGGGGCCGACGTACGTGATCGCAACCGACTCTCGGTTCGAGTAGACGAAGGCGCCCATCTGCGGGGAGCTGAGCTCTTGCACGATGAGGTAGTAGGTCGTTGCCGACCCGCCCATCGCCGCGCCGAGCTCATCGGCAATCACCGGAACGCCGAGGTTCAGGTAAGAGACGATGCCTTCGATGTCGCCGGAGAGCGCGCCGCTCGCCGCCGACTGCGTGATGAACTTTGCGCTCGTGAGCTGCGTTGCGCGCACAGCAAGCTCAGGGGGCACCATGATGCCCGTGACGCGAAGCTTTCGAAGAAGGACGCCGTTCGGCATCTTGATGAAGCCGCGCACATAGGCGATGGCCTTTGCGAGGTTGTTCAGCGCAACCTCGGCCGTCACGCTCGTGTCGATCGGGAGTGCGCCGGGGTACGCTCCGGATGCGCCTCCCGTGAAGTCGTTCGCGAACGTGCCGAAGCTTGCGTCCACCGGATTGACCGGGTGGTCCGTTGCGAAGAATGCCTTCGAGTCGTACGCGGTCGGATTCGCGATGATGGCCTCGGCAAGCTTCTGCTGCGGCCAGTACGCGGCATGAGCCGTGACGTCGCGCGTCCACTTCGAGATCGCGTCAAAGCCTGCGCGGCCCGCGAGCTTGCCGCCCGAGAGCATCACTGCGCCGCCGTCGAGGTCTTCAAACTCCTCGTACTTGACCTTCAGGCCCTTGCGGACGAACTTGTTTTCGAAGCTCGTCTGCGCACGCATGAGCGTGTCGTAGGCGACCTCGCCGCCGTCGTGCGCAACCTCTTCGAGGGTGCCAGTGGACAAGAGCCACGAGAGCACTTCCTTCTTCGTGGTCGAAGGAATGGTCGTGGCGATCTTGTTCCACCAGATGTCTTGAGTGAGACGCTGGTAGTCCTCGTTCGCGATGCTCTGCACGCGCGTCTTGAGGTCGCTGACGAAAACCGGGGTGATGATGGATGACATCGGTCGTTCTCTTTCTCAGCGCTCAGGGCGCGACGGTGGAGCTGCAGGCCCACTTCCCGCCGAGGAAGCACGCGCGGACGAGATGGCGCTTGCTCAGGGTGAGAGCAGCGGTGAGCGACACGGGGCCCGTTGCGTCGCGGTAGGTGACCGTGTGGCCGTTCTTCGTGCCGTCCGCGATGAACGTGATCTCGCAGCCCTCAATCGCGTTCGCGGGGAGCGTGACCGTGCTGTTCGCAGCCGTCGTGGGAACGTCGATGAACGCGCCAGGGCGCGGGTAGTCCGGCACCACGAGGTCGCCAGCGACGAACGCGGGGACCGCCTGCGTGGGCGCAGGCATCGGCATGTCCATCATCGAAGCGACGACGACTCCGAGCGTGGAGACCTCGAGCACCATGCCGGCGCGTTGACGTCCGCCCGCAGGCGACTTCGACACGGTCGATGCGTCTTTGATGAAGCAAACGCGGCCGATGTCCGTTGCCGCCACCGCGACTACGGTGTCGTTCGCCCAGCGACGAGACACGAGGTCGTAGTGCAGGCGGATCATCACGCCTTGCGTGCCGTCGCCTGTGCGTGTCTCCGCGAACTCGCCGATGTCGACCGTCGTGCCCGAGGGGGCGATGACGACCTTGCCGGTTGCCGAGTCGAGGAATGCACGCTTGCCCTTTTCGGCAAGCAACGCGTTCGTGAGCGGAGGCGCGATGTACGCGTGCTCCTTCACCTGAGTGATGCGCTCTCCCATGGTCAGACTCCCTTCTTCGGAGGCGTGACGACGTCAGCTCCGAGAGTGATCGTGCGGCCATCCGCGGACACTGAAACGCCCGTGGAGGTGACGCGGGCACGACCCATCGCGAGGTCGATCGCTGGGTCGTGAGCGACCGCGCCGATTGCGTCGCCGCCCTTCTCGGACTCGCCACGCGTGACAGGCACCACCGCAGACGCAGCGGGCTTGACGTCGCGCCGTGGCATCGTTGCGACGATTGCCTTCATCTGGCCAAGCGGAAGCTTCGCCAGGGCTGCGCGCGTCTCCGCGCCGATGTCGGGGCGGTCCTTGAGAATCGCGGCCTTGCGGTCCGATTCGCGCTCGGCCTCGAGGATGCGCAGGCGCGCCTCAAGTGATGCCGACGTGTGAGCGAGACTTGCGCCTGGAGTCGAAGCGCTGGCTTCGTCGCCGTCTGGCTCTTTGTGCTCGGCCTTCTCTCCGTCCTTCTCGTCGCCGTCTGGCTCTTCCTCTTCCATCGCGGCGAGTGCCGCCTTGGCGCGAGACTTGGCCTTCTCGTCCGACTTTTCGTCATCGACGATTGCCTTCAGCGCCGCGCGCGCTTTCTCTTCTTCAGACATGGTTCCTCCGTCCTGCGCGAGGGGCGCAGCGCTACCGGCCGCGAGAATCGCGACTAGGTCATCAAGTGAGCCGACGCGGTCGGCGAGCCCTGCTCGCACCGCGCTTGCGCCCGCAAAGAGGGCGGCTTCTTGGCCACGCACGGCGTCGACGCTGAGCGGGCGATAGGTGGCGACGTGCGACGCGAAGACGGCCGCAAGCTCTTCGACACGGGCACGCACCGCAGCGCGTGCGCCGTCGGTGATGGCCATCGCGGGGTTGCCGTCGGTCTTGCGTGCGCCGCTCGCTACGAGCTCGATCGCGATGCCGTTGGCAGCGAGTGCCGCCGACTCATCGACCATCGTCTCGATGACACCAATCGAGCCAGCGATGCCAGCTTCAGGAATGGTGATCGTCTTGCCGATGCACGCGAGCGCGTAGCCCGCCGAAGCGCTCAATCCGTCGACGTAGGAGTGAACCTCAACGCCTGCGGCATCACACGCTGCGCGAATCTCCTTCGCCGTGTCGAAGCATCCGGACACAAGTCCACCAGGCGAGTCGACCGCGAGCACGATGGCCTTCGGTCGCATCTCGAGCACCGAGAGCACGCGCGCCTTGATTGCGTCGTAGGAGTCGAAGCACCAATCACCGTGGTGCATCAGCGGTCCTTGCACCGAGACCACGACGACATCGCCGCGCGTCTCGGTCGACGGTGCTTCTTCGACCACCGCGAAGAGCGCGCCAAAAGCGCTGGGGGCGAGCGCAAGCGCGCCGCGTCCACGAGGCTCGAAGCGTTCGTGTTTCATGCGGCCTCGCGCTTGATCGGGACAACGTTTCCAGGCGCGAGCGCGGGCGCTGCGTTCGCTGCGCGCGCAAGCGTCGGGATGCCGAAGCGTGCGAGCAGCGTGGAGACGTCGATTTGAAGCGAGTGCGCAGCGAGGGCGGTGTCGAAGCTCTGAATCGCTTGCGCGATCATCTGCATCGCCGTGGCCTCACTGCTCTTGTCCTTGGGCGGCGTGACATCCCACTCGACGA